TGCCTGTGTAGGCGTTGAATTCGCTCACTGTAATCAGCATGCGTCCTCCTTTGAAAAACGCGCACAGGCCCCGCTTTGAGGCCTGTGCATTGAGATTTCCGTCAGCTCGGCTCGACGATGACCAGCTTGTAGTATGTCGGAGCATATCCAGGGGCTTTGAGCTTGAATGTGTCGACAGACTTCTGGCTGTTGTCACCGGCAAGAACGAGATCAGCTGCGACCCAGCGCACGAAGACTCCGGTGCCGGAACATCCACATCCGGATGCCTCGGAGGCATCCTCGGCTGTCAGGGCCACACCGTTGTATTTCAGCTCGACCGTCGGATAATTGATACCCGAGACAAGGCCGATTCCGAGCCACTTGTGAACTCCCCAGCCGTTGCCGCCGTCGGAATCCTTCAGCTCCGAGACCTTCTTGCTCAGAGTGATGGTGATGGTGTGTGCATCGTTGTCGATTGCCACGCTGGAGATCTTGCCGTCGTTGAAGTTGCGGTTGGCGTTGTGTGCCTCCTCGACTGCGTCATAAGACAGGGAGAAGGCATCGCCCACCATGAGTCCTGCGTCCTTGAGAGCGGTGACAATGGCTGCTGCGGTGGCATCCCCTGCGGGAATGTTCGGCATGCCCGGCTCGAGATGGCCGTCACCCTCGAACTTCAGAACGCCTCCGATGACGGTTGTGTCACCGCCATCGGTCTTGTAGTTCTTGCAGTTGTTCATGGATCACCTCCTCATCAGGCATGCATGGAGAGAATCTTGATGGCCTCAGCCTGTGTGACCTTACCATCGACTCTCCTTGAGCCTCTGAATCCGACCTGTCCGGTTGTTGCGAATGCCTCCTCGAGTCTCTTCAGACTGAAGCCCTCGCGGTCTGCGATCCAGTAATAATCCAGGTCGCCGAATGCGATGACCTTTGCACCTGCCTCGATGGTCGGGGCATAGGCTGTCTCGAGCACCGGGAATCCGAGCAGAGTGTTCGGCATGCCCTGTGTGAGAGCCGGCTGCCAGAGATACTGGCCGTTTCCGTCCTTGAGCTGACGGACAGCCTTGATGGTGGCGGTGTTGAGGAGCCATTTTGCGTTGGCCCTGTATCCGGCACCGAGGCTGTAGACCAGGTCGATGAGCTCATCGGCTGTGATCTTGTTTGCAGCTGCGGTTGTGACACCTGCGGATCCGCCGTTGGCGGTGAAGATTCCGGTCGGCTGATTATAGCTGTCGCCTGTTCCGACGCAGAAGCCTTCCTCTTCCTTCTTTGCGATGGCCTTGGCCAGGGCGTTGAGGATGTACTCCTCAAGGTCGAATGCCGAATCAGCCAGAAGCTCATCGGAGACCTTGAAGATCTTGCCGCACTTGTGGGCCTTGAGGATTACCTGGGCAAAGGAGTCGTCGGACTCGCCATAGGAGCCTTCCTCGGCAATCCATGAGGCTGTGCCTTCATCTGCCACGACAGGGATTGCCCTCTCGTGAGCACCGACGCTGACGACGTGGGCATTGGCCCTGATGACGTTCAGCTGGCCGAGCTTCTCGACAAGTCTTCTCTCGAACTCCTGCGGGACGAGATATCCGCCTTCGGATCCTGTGTCCTCCTGGAGAGCATCCTTCAGCTGGCGCATTGTTGCTGCTCCTCTGAGGAAGTCAAGGAAGACCTTCTTGTACTCGTCGGAGTTCCTGCCGACCTTCTTGTCGGTGGTCTTCGGAGTGTTGGTGATGGGCTTGGATGTTCCCTTGTTCATCTCGGCCTCTCTCTGCTCGACCTCGTCGAGGAGTGCAATCTCTGCCTTGTAGGCGTCGACCTTCTTAACCATCTCGTCGTAGATGGCCTTGTCTTCTGCAGAGATGGTCTCATCTGCCTGGCGATGGGTCTCGAGGAAGTTCTTGCAGTCTTCCCAGGCCTTGTTCATGCGAGCACAAAGCTCAGTTTTTGAAGTCTTCATTTCTGTTTTCTCCTTGTTAAAAAGACTTTTTCTTCTTGAGATCCTTCATCAGGTCACCGACCTTGTAGGTCTCAACTTCTTTCGGCTCCTTCGGGCTCGGGGCCATGCCCGGAGCCGTCCGAAGTTTTGCAACAAAACTCATGGCAGCATCACGGCTGCTGAATTTTCTTCCGGTTTTATTCTGGGTTCCATCCGAGGTGATGGGCCTGCGTTCGATGATTCCGTCAGCAAACTTGTTCTCGATTGCCCAATAGACCTCAAAGAACGTCTCCTTATCCATGAGACGGCTGATCTCGTCCTCGCTCTTGCCGGTCTTCAGCATGTAGGCATTGACAATGGTCTTCTTGCAGACCTTCAGCTCCTCCTGGACCTTCTTGAAGTCGTTCTCGTCACCCATTGCGATGGTCCACGGATTGTGGATCATCATCGTTGACACGGGACTCATCAGGACTTCGTCTCCGGCCATTGCGATGACGGATGCGGCTGATGCCGCGATGCCGTCGATCTTGACCGTGACCTTTCCCGGATAATCCCGGATCATGTTGTAGATCTGTGCAGCTGCATACACGTCGCCGCCGTAGGAGTTAATCCACACGGTTATAGGCCCGCTGGATGCATTCAGTTCCTTGCGGAACATCGCCGGAGTGTATTCGTCACCCCACCAGCTTTCCTCGGCTATCGTGCCCTCGATTGTCAGGACCCTTTCATCAGATCCTTCCTGACCTCCGGCCCAGCTCCAGAATCTTCTGATCTCGTTGTTCTTCATTTGCTTGTCTCCTTTCCGGCTGAGCCGATGTCGACCATGTTGCCGTTGCAAAGATATCTGTCTCCGCCCAGCTCCTCCGGGATGAGGTCCATTCCTTCCTTGGCCCTGATGTCGTTCGCGCTCATCCAGCCGTTCTGGCGAGCCACGGCATAGGCCTGGTTACGGCTCTGCAGATCGCCACGGAGAAGACCCTCGGCATTGAACTGGATATAGTGGTCCTTCTTCTCGAAGCTGTTCAGCAGAGCTCTGTCCATCGCCTGCTCGAGTCTTGCCATCCACGGCCCGAGCGTGTACTTCACGAACTCCAGGCTCTGGTGCTCGATGTTGCTGAACGTCGCATGCTCCAGGTCGCCGATCATGTGCGGCGGAACCCTGAAGATCCTCGCGATGTCGTTCACCTGGAACTTGCGGGTCTCGAGCATCTGCGCGTCCTTCGGCGGGATGCCGATGGTCTTGTACTGCAGACCCTCTTCCAGGATGGCCACCTTTCCGGCATTGGCCGATCCGCCATAGGACTCATGCCAGGAATCCCTCAGGCGTTTCGGATCCTTGAGGACTCCCGGATGCTCCAACACGCCGCTCGGCGTAGCCCCGTTCTCGAAGAACTTCGATCCGTATTCCTCGGTGGCGATTGCGGCACCGATTGAATTGCGCATCATTGCAATCGGCGAATAGCCGACCAGCCCGTCAAAACCGAGGCCCGGGATGTGTAGCACGTCCTCCGCATCGAGGCGGATCTGTTCTCCGGCCTTGAGCCCCGGGACGATCTCATCCTTGGAGACCCTGTAGAGGTAATAGATCTCGTTCGTGTCATCGTCCCTGCAGACCATCATCCGGTCCGGAAGCAGGGGATACAGACCGATTGTCTGTCCCTTCAGGTTGCGGATGATCTGGCTGTAGGCGTTGCCCCAGGTCAGCAGATGCGTCATCTCGGTCTCGCGCCAGGAGAAGCTCGTCATCTCAGTGTTCGGCTCATCATGCAGCACCTTGTAAAGCGGATGCTCCCGGTCTCTGTCGGAACCGCGTCCGTTGTATTTGAAAAGATCCAGCGGAAGGGATGCGACCGATTCCGCAATAACCCTGACGCAGGCATAGACCGCACTGACCTGCAGCGCGGTTTTCTCGTTCACGATCTTGCCGCTCGTCGAGCGACCAAAAAGCCATCCGAACCGGGTCCCGATCTGATAGTCCTGGGGCTTGTCCCGGCTCTTCGTTCTTCCAAAGAGTCCCATATTGTTTCCTTAAATCGTCAGATTGAAATAATCCCTCTGGTGTCGTAGACCGATTCAGAGGTGTCGTTTCCGTTTCTGATTGCTCTGTCCAGAGCCATGACCATCGCCACTG